ACCTTGAACGAAGTCACCATTGCTTGAGATATAGCCATTAGAGGTCTCCAATTAAGTGTGCGATTTCCGCATAGCCTTTTTGATTCAGTTTCTTACAGATCGACTCACGTTCAGCCTTTTGAGCCTCGGTGAGATATTTCACTAGCCAATGCTGCAGTGCTTCCTTGGAGTCAACACTGAGGATGCGGTTAGCCGCACGTTCTGCAATCTCTTCCACGGTGTGTCCACGATGATCAGTCGTCTGAACAAACACCTGCCCTAATTCTGATGTGGCGGTAAAACTCATGTCCTCACCGGAAGTCTGACCTGACCTGAACGATATGCATCCTGACGATCCAGACCATCGCCAAGGCGATCAATCTGAGCCAGTGCTTCTTGATACTTCTGCTCGTAGGCAGCGACCATGTCCTGCTCACCCTTGAGATAGGTGTAAGCCTCACGGAGTGATCCGTAGAGAAGAACCGTCTCAAAGTTAGTGCCGAGCCACGAGGTTCCCGCATCCGCGATGGACACCGGGTAGTAGTAGTAATTCAGTTCCAAGGTGTACGCGAGGTTTGGGGTTGGACCCAACAACATAGTGTCGTTGTCCCAAACAGCGTAATACGCAGGCGCACCCGAGGTCGTTGCGGTAGTGAAACATTCCCGCATGAAGTTCACGTCTTTGTTCAACAGGAACGTATAGACGTTGGTCACCGGGTGAATAGCCGCCAACGAAAATGTCGCCAGCCAATCTGATGGCAGCGACATGTACTGGTTGCCGATCACCGCTGAAGCAGTGGAAGTCTTGCGGAGGGCCGGGATCTGGACCGAGTTATAGATCCGCTCTTCGGCCAACTGGACGAAGTTCGGGATATTGGCCACGAACGACGTTTCCGTCGATTGGCAGTATTCCTGAATGAGCGTAGAGAGTTGTGAGTAATTCATGTTTAAACTAACTCGTAGCGACCGTCACGGTTCCCACAGCCCCAGCCGCAACCAAGAGGTTGGGGGTTAGTGGGTCATCATACGCCTGCGCTCCGCCAACCGGATTCCATCCCCACTGGATGTCCCGGCTTTCAATCAATGACTGGTCAGGTCTTGCATTCTGCAAAGCCTGAGGATCATCCATCGGAATCTTGCCCAACTGAAGTTGGGGTTGATCCACGTCCAAACATTCATCACAGACCAGATTTCCAGTCCAAATCTGATCGTAGATTTCCTTCCTTAACTGGTGCAGTTTAAACTGAAAACCGCACATGTCACAGAAGCCAATCGCATGTTTGCCAGATGCAAAAGGCTGAGCCACCGTTATCCTCCTCCGGTGACGCTAGAGATGTACGGAAGGAACCGTGAAGCAGCCTTGTCACGGTCTTCACCTGCCGCCAACTCAAACTGCGCTTCGTATTCAGACTTGAGTAACGGAATACGATCCGCTGCCTCAGGCTTCTTCATGGCAATGTAGTAGGCCAATCCTGCCACTAAGCAAGGCAGGAATCGGGCTGGCACATCCATGGTATTGGTTCCACCAGCACCCACGTCCTGAATACGCCTGATGTACCAATAGGCCAGCGTGTACTGCTGGACGTTATCGGGAACCGGCCACAAGTAGACAATCGGTGCATCTCGCTGACGATCCACATAGATCTGAAGCGGACGGCCTTGGGTCAACTTGTTGTTGAGCATGGCGTAGTCGGAGACCGAAATACGAGCCATGCTGTAGTCGGCCTGCTGAGTGGTGTTGCCATCATAGATACGCAACTGATGCTCAATCAGGTCGATGGTGTCAGAGGGCATCGTATAGGTGTACACGCCCGGAGTCAAAGATTGGGTTCCCGTCTCAACGGTCCAAAGGTTAATACCCCGGTTCTGCCATTCCTGAGCCATGAAGTTCATGGATCGACGGGCAGTTCTCAGGTCATAACCTGTTCGCAATTCCAGACCGGCACGCTCGTACGCCTCTTCGACGATCTCGGCGAAGTCTGGGTTAAACGTCGCTGTGCCGCTGGTAGCCATTACCGGTAGGTGCCCTTGGTCTTGCCCTTGATAGCGCAGCCGTCAATGCGTCCGCCCTTGGCGTACTTGACTGGGCCACCGGCCATCATTTTACCTTTCCCATCGGCAGCAAAGAACGGAACTTTCTGGCCGCCCTTATCTACCATCTTAAGGCTGCCGCCTTCTGCGTACTTGGTCATACCGCCCCCCATCATGTCATCAGACTCATCCATCTCCTTTTCAATAGTGATGGAGACACTGGAGTCTTTGCCGTTCATCTTGCCCATCTTTCTTCCCATGAGGGAAGAGAGCAATCCCATTCCTTTCATCATGATTATCCCCTCGTAAGGCCGCGCATAGCGCAGCCATCAATACGACCACCCACTGCTTTCTTCTCAGGCTTGCTCATGCCAGCCTCGGAGAGAGCAATAGCCACAGCCTGCTTGCGGTTCTTCACCACAGGCCCTTTCTTACCGGAATGCAGAGTTCCTTCTTTGAACTCGCGCATCACCTTGCGAACCTTGCCCGGCTTCTCAATCTGCTGGCTCATGTTTGCTCTTGAAATCGCCATTACTTCTTCTCCTTAGCCCTTGCCTTTTTGGCGGAAACTGCGCGTTTTTTCAGCAATGCCTTTGGGTTGCTGTACAAACTGCTTTCCTTGCGCTTTACCTTTTCGCTTGGCAGCGGTGGTTCTGGCGTACTCGGCTGGGGAAAGAGCCTTGATCGCAGCCTCTGGAAGATATCTTTCGCCCGTGTCAGAAGATCGTTTACCACTTTTGGTTCTCCATTTCTGAGCAGTCCAAGCCTTCAAGGATTGCTGCGGTGACTTCATCGACTGGCCTTAACGACATCGTCGCCCTTGGTGACAGTGACATGGCCGTTCTCAACATCCACTTTCATGGGCTGCTCTTTACGATCTAACTTGTCGAGTTTGCCAATGAGTTCCTTGATAACGGCAAACTCTGGCTTCTCTTCCTTCTCGCTGGCTCCAGCAATGCCATTGAGCATGGAGATAAGCGCCGTCAGAGATGCGCCAAGAAGGCCCATGACAGCAGCAATCTTGTCTGAATCCAGCACCAGACTGGATGCAACACCGATCACCACAATGACGGTGATGTACTTGAGTCCGTCTTTACCAATGGCTTTACCGGCCACTTCCTTGGCAGACGACTTGGCTTCAAGCCGATTTAGTTCGGCTTGGACCTGCGCCTTGAATAACTCAAGATCAGTCCCGGTATCCACCGCCCTTCTCCTTGTACTTCTTGGCAAGCAGTTGTGCCTTACGGGCTGACCATTGGCCAGCCTTGGTTCCCTGCACAGCAGCACCCTTGATCTGGTTGAACAATGCTTTACGCATCTCGGGCTTGGTGTAGTTACCGGCTGCGTTTACTTTGCTTTTGGCTTTAGCCACGACGATCACCTGTAGCCATGTTGGTTGCTATGCGATCAATCTTTTGTTCCAGCCGATCCAGTCGGTCAAGCAGCATCTGAGAATCTGCTCGGACCTCGGCTCTCGTAATGTGATCCCTTGCGACTTCCTCTCGGGTTCTGTTGAGAAGAATGCCAAGGCGTTGCAATTCCGCAAACTTGTCTTTCACAACCCAACCTAGAATCGCCACGATAAAGGTCAGAATCATGTTCCAAATCATCATTTCCATGGCCGGTTACCACTTAACCTTGTCAGCCCAGTAGGCTGCACTCATCTTGCCTTTGGAAATGTTCTTAGCGTGTCTGGCTTTAAACGATTCACGTCGGTTTCGGTAGGACTCAGATTCCCCGGATTTTCGCGGGGAACCTGAGACTCCTTGTTGTCCGAAGCGAATCGTCTTTACTTGATCGCCAGACTTAGCCACCACCACATGGGACTTAGTGGGATGACTAGGGGTGCGCTTAGGCTTGTTGTAGCCAGCAACCCCGATACGTTTAAGGACCGGATCTTTGGCCATGACTTACCCGCAGATAACTGTGGCATGGGTCAGATTGGTGAGGGTCATCACCGCGAAGTCACCATTACCACTCTTGGTGGTCAGGATACCTTCTGGCGGAATCATGATGTCCTGAGACAAGGTTCCGCTGGGAACTGCCAAGTTCAAGATCACCTTATTGCTTGGCTTTGCGGTAAAGACAATCGAACCGCTTGAGCCATTGCTGACGAAATACACACCCTTGATGCGGGTTCGCGGGAACGCTAGATCACCACCATATCCAATCTTGATATTGCCGGTGGAGGTGGCGCTAATCGCTACAGAGTTGACTCGGGTGTAATAGTTCGTTGAGTACACCACACCGGCACTCGGGCCAGTGACTGACTCGGTGACCACACCGTCGTAACCCACAGCGCCAACCACGACACCGCTAATGGTGAAGGTCTTGTTGGAGTCCACACCGCTGGAGGTAATGGAGACCTTGTAGCCTGTGCCGTTTAAACCAACATCATTGGCCAACAGGCTCAGGGTTCCACTGGCGGAACCAGAGGCGAAGAAGTAGTCGTCGTTAGAATCCGGGCTGACCGCCCATACATCGTATTGCATGCTGAATCTCCATTAGGTTAAGGGGGCTTTCGCCCCCCTTAAAAATCTTACGGAGTCAGGCTGGAATACAGCGCGATGTACTTCGTGGTCGATCCAATCTTGACCGGGATATAGCCAACTTGGGCCGAGACCGAACCGGTAGCAACGCCAGCGGTGATCGTCGTGGTTCCAATGACGAGAGTCGTGGCAGTAACCAAATCACCAACGACATTGCCCTCAAAGCCATTGTCAGACTTAACCGGGCCGGAGAAAGTAGTACGAGCCATTTCAATTCCTCACATGCGAGTGTGTGTATCAGTCTGCATGTCGTCAGTCGGGCCTGTCTGATACACGATTTTTCCCGAATACTCTGTCTGTATACGCCTACAGATTTAAACAGTCAATAAAAAAGGGGCTACAGGATTTTACCCCCGTAGCCCCCAGTGCTAGCCGACTCTCTCTAGGGACAGCCTGAATATATATCAGGCCGAACCCGGAGATCCATAGATGCCAAGCGGGTCCGAGACACCGAACGAATAACGCTCGCGAGCCTTGTAACGGACGTTGCCCGTATCGAAGTCGCCATCCATGCTCGTCGTCATCGGCGTACGGACGAAGTGCTTCATGCCATTCGGTACGTCGGTGATGATGAAGAAGGCGTTGGTGTCGGTCAGATAATGGTTGACCGCATAGCCTTCCGGGATAGCGCCCATGTTACGGATCGCGTTGATATCGTTGTCGGCAGTCGCCGTACGGAGAGTGGTCTCCATGAGGCGCTCGGCAACGAACATCAACTGCGACGGCACCACGAGACGACGGGGACGAGCCGCAATGAGGAGGCCACGCTCGTCAACGAAGTTCGCAATCGAAATGAT